CAGAAAAATCTTGATAATTAGCTAAAGGGTCAACGAATTGACTTGAATAACGCTCAAAGTAAATAGGATTGACAAATCTGTCATAGCCTAACCAGTTCGCAATGCCTTTCTGTATAAAGTTCAAAGTATATTGATTTTCTGCTAAAATACAAATTAAATAACAATATCAAATGTTTTTTATTATTCCCTCATTGAACATCCATTGAACTCCATACGCTATACTATCCATTGCGTGGTTATCCTGGTCAACTGGTTTTTCTAATTGAACTCCTTTTGAATCCTTATCATAGCAATATTCTTCTTGCTCAAATTCGATGTTTGGAGAATCGTCTGTGTAGAAAATATTTAAACTACTTAAAACGCTTACCCTTACTTCTAAATCCATTTTACGACCTACTGATTGAGCGTACTCCCACCCAGAATTACGTAATGAAAGTATTTTGTTTGGCCTGTTGCTATCGCAAATGATATGCGCATCGTAAGGTATGCCGAGCTTTCCAAATTGATTAGCCACTAAACCATCATGACCGTCAACATCGCCTCTACGAATAGCCTGTAATTGCTCAGGCATCATACTTCGCTCTATTTCGTTTTCGCTGGCGTAATGTTTCTGTCTTACAAATAAATCTCCATCGTGATATTTAATTCCAGTAATAGCCCATGGATCTACCTTGCCCCAGTCATTACCAAATACCTCTAGAGAATCCATTGCAAGGTATTTCTCTAAAGCTACTTTACCCCAATTATAAATCCTGCCCTCAACCTGTCCGACTTCTCCAAGCCCATAAACACGCCACATATTAGCCCAATAATTATTTATTATGACTAACTCGCCTTTTTCATTTACAGCAAAATCTCCAGTTTCAGTATCAAATAAATAGCCACGTTGCTTATATCTTAATATCTCGCTACGCTCTTGCCAGCTTAAAAACTCGTTATCCAGGAATGTTAATTTAATGAAATCGCAATCATCACGAGTTAATACTTCGGTATGGAACCAAAACTTTTTGTTAGGATTAAAGTCGATAATTACTCTTTTTGCTCTTGATGTTAACTCTCGGTAAGTATCGAATTTTACTTTGTTTCCCTCATTAATAAACATGATATCAGAACGCAAGCCCTTGCCTATATCGACTTTATCTAGCCCTATAAATTTAATAAAACTACCATTTGGGAATCTATATAAAGTTCCGTCAACCCATCTCAAACGCTCGAATATCCCGAACGAAACCATGATATTAACGAAATCTTTAATAACAGTAATACGCATCTTAGAAAGTTCTTCAGATGCCACGAAAATTTCTTTATTAGGATTTGAGCTGGCGTGATTGACTAAGAGCTGAAGTATTCCGTATGTTTTACCCGCTCCCTGTCCGCCTTGAATGCCCCATATACGTTTTTTAAGGCCTGCTATTTTACGTAGTGCTGTTGTCGCTTGCATTATCGGCTAATGGATCTATCTGCATTAACTGAATATTTGTTTTCTTTTGATCGTTATCCTTAATGTAAACACCGATAATCTTACCTAATTCAGAGGTAGCTTTGTTTGCTCCAGCGGAATCAAATTTATACTCTCCAGTAGGTTCGCCCATAACCATTACAGGCTCAACGGTCATGCATCTATCTGCTATTGCCTTAAACCTTTCTTGAACCCATTTAGCATCAACAATCGCATCCTCACTAAGTTTTACCCTTTGTTGTTCGATATATGTTTCAACTTCCTCAATACAAAGTAATTGGCTTGCTTTTACTCTAGCTGTTTTTACGCTATAACCAGCCTCAATAGCTGCTTTCGTGCCGCTGTTTAACCTTAAATAAGCATCTGCAAATTTTTGATGTTGTAATTTCATGGATTGTTAACTTTTGTTAACTAATAGTTAACCCAAATATACGAATTAAAACTACTTTTTACCAAATGCTAATTTTCATGTCTTCATAAACGAATGGCTCATAAAAATAAAACACCATTGTTTTTTCGATAATCATCGTTGAGCATCCTAAAATCATTCCGAATACTTTTATCTCTTTTTGCGGAGGATGTATAAAACCTAATTTACAATATTCTTCAGGTCGTAACCAAACATGAGTGGGTTCTTTGCCTTTATTTTCGATATAATCAATTCTACCTCTATTGATTAACTCCATTACTATATCTGATTCCGTCATATTTCAATAATCTTGATATTATACATTGCTTCGACAATTTTCTTCTTTAAATTATAGACGGTTGTTTTCATCCCTTTCACATCTTCAATCTCGGTTCGACCATCTGAATAGTAAACCTTAAAATCTGCCTTATAAAAGCCGCAAAACTTTGAGTTGATTATTATGTCGTATCTCGGTTGTAATTCGATTTTAACAACACTTCCTGCCTTTTGAAGTATCATCAATTGCTTATACCTGGCGCACTCTTTTAAAGAATCAAACTTAATTCCATCGAATACAACTTTCTTAGCTTTGTACTTTGACTTTTTAGGTTTTAGCTTTTTAAATTCAGCTGCAGTTATTACCTCAGTCATTCGGTTTAAATAGAACGATCCATTTGCCTGTTCTGGATTGGGCTTCTTCGTATTTCCTGCATCGGTTTATTTCATCACCAGTACATTCAAGAGGATGTAACTTACATGCTAAATATCGATTAGGTTTATCTAAAGGATTAACCTCATACACTTGTAACTTTTCTATTTCTTTTCTAAAATTAGAAACTGAAGCTAAACCAATCATCTTAGCCTGTTCTTCTATTACTTCGCTTGTAAGGCCGATTAAAACCGTTCCTTTTTGAAACCTCTTTCTGAATGTTTCATGACCAATAAAATACGATAAATAGGGTTCTTCGTCATTGAAAAACTTAAACCTATCTGCCTCATTAGGAGGAAGGAAAAACAACACCGTTCCCTTTTCTGTTTTATGTTCTATTTGCATGGTTAACTTGCCAAAGTAAATTCCACATCATAACCTAATTCAACAGCTAATCTGTGGCTTTCGAATTTTCCATATTTTGCAATAGCGTTATGAAATCCATACAAAGATTTAAATTCAAGAATGTTTTCTTTCATAAACGATGGCGCAAATCCTTCCATAAATATTTGTGAAAAGTGATCGCCTGACATTTCTGTTAATGGTTTTAATTGCGGTTTAATTGGTGAAACTTCTTCATCTAAAGCATATATTCTTGGCAGGAATTTAGCATACTCTTTAAAAGCCTGTAAAGGCGAGAGCTTTGATTTAAAATAGAAATCAAGTACATCAAAATGCCTTGCCTCAACCGTTATATTGCTATCATCAGCAATCTTCTGCATATCATACAGATATTGACAAAATTCCGTTTTCATAATATTTTTTTTTAAATCTCATATACCTCTGCATAAACCCTATCGGAAGTTATTCCGTTATCAGGGAATGCATCATTTAATCCAATGTTTACAGCGTTATGAATTTCATTCAAGGACGCTTCTGTTTCAATTTCAACTGTAATTTTAATTTTCATTTTCATAATCTTACTTTAAATTGTTTATAAATCTGTTAGGTTAGCTTTTTTCTAGTATAAGAACCCAAAACCTATTTTCATCGTATTTTTCCTCAAAGCTTAAAACAATTCTCCATCCATTAGTTAAGAAATTATTTAATTCATTTAATGAATTTCCTGTATAGCCATGAGGATATAATCTAAATGCGTGTTGCTCTTTCATACCTGTAAATTTACCTTTTAATTCAATGCGGTTTTGTAACAATGTCCTGACGAACCAAAGCTTCGATATAAGCTACTTGATTTGATTTTGAACGTATTGCATCAATCACATCCTTTGATAGCCTTAAACTAAACGGCTTCTTGGTTTCTGATTTTTTTGGTCGGCCTGGTTTATTTTTCATAATATTTTATTTGGATCTTCTGTAAAATATATTTGTGTTCCTGTAACGCTATCCCATTTGGATATACAGCATTTACCTCTTTCTTTTAATTCCTTAACAAGAGAGTTGAAATAATTCTGTTTAAAATCTTTATCAAACTGCTCTTTATAAATTATTTTTTCGGGCTGGTAATAACTTTCATACCAAGCCCAAAGTTTTAATTTAGTAAAGTAATCCATTAAACTACTTCATAAAATTCAAAATCATATTCGAATAACATTTTTGACCCGCTACGCCCTGAAACAGTCCATCCATTTTCATCTTTTCCAATAGTCCAAATTCCATATTCATTTCTAACTTGTAATCCTGTTTTAATGTTTTCTAATGTTAAAGTTTTCATAATATTTTCCGTTTTGCTTATTCAAATGTACGACTAATTATTGTAATGACAAATATTATTTACATTTTATTTGTAACAATTTAATTACTTCGTGTTACTTGGTTTCTTTTGGTTGATTAACTTAATTATTCCTTGATTGAACTTTACATCGACTGTGTGCCTCATGTAATCTTTGTGTTCTCCTTTATCGCTTTTAAAGAAGTCCCTGGTCGTCACTAAAATATGTTCCCGAAATTCTGATTTGGTTAATTTAAACGTCATTACTTCATGCGGAATACATTCGGTTCCAACTAAACTCCATATCGTTCCGTTGTTCGTAAATTGCGTCTGGATGTACGATCCGTTAATGTCAATTAGTTTATTCATTAGAATGGGGGGTCTTGTTCGTTATCGAATAAATGATTTGGTTTAATTTGGTTTTCAATAAATGGCCTGTTATTTTTTAACCAATTTATTTCGGGGTCGTTTCCTGGTTCAAAAAATCTTGCGTTCGGTTCATGGTATTGATAAATTGCCATTCCTTGTTTTCCTAAATGTTCCCATTTTACTTTCTGAAAATGCACCTCT